AGAGCTTCGGCGCGGCGAGCTGGACGCAGATCGCGTCAGCCGACATGAAGGACACCTCGACCGGCGCGGCCCTGACGGCTGGGCTGTTCCTCTCGTCGCTTTCGCTTGTGTCGCGTGAGGCGTGGGCTGGCCCGGCTGCCTTCATCTGCCTCGGGCCCGCGAGCTCCTGCCCGGCTTCGACGACGAACGCGCCGACTCTCCCGGCTGGTTCGGCCAAGACCATCGAGGTGCGCGGCGTGCTCTCGGGCACGGCGCAGAGCAGCATCACCACGCTCAGCCTGCGCGGCAGCGGCTCGGCCGCGTCCGTCGAGGTCTGCGCCCACTTCCGCAAGGTGCCGTGATGGCGGGTACAACCACGCAGTTTCCGGGGCAGCCGGGGCCGCAAGGGCCTGTCGGGCCAGAGGGGCCGGTTGGTCCCGAAGGGCCGCAGGGGCCGGTTGGTCCCGAGGGGCCCCCTGGACCGCAGGGCGACCCCGGCCCACCGGGTCCCGCTGGCGACTCGATGTTCACCGAGTCGGCGGGCATCATCTCGCCCGTCACGGCCGGTGACGTCATCTCGGTCAATGTGACGTTCGGCGCGGTCGGCCTCACGGTTGAGGACACCAGCGCGCAGTTCGACTCGAAGGTGCAGGCCGGTGCGGTCACGGTGCGCGACTCTGGCGCCTTCACTCGCGTCCAAGCCAACGCGGTCGGCGAGGCTGCGCTGCGTCTTCGTGGCGACTCGGGCGGCGGCGCTACGCCGCAGCTCGTGGCGACGGACTACGACGACAGCCCGAGCGCGTTCAACCTCGTCGTCAAAGACTTGCAGGTCAACGGCGCGGCTGGCACGAGCGGGCAGGTGCTCACGTCCGCAGGCGCAGGCGCTGCCCCCACGTGGGAGACACCGAGCGGCGGTGGCACGCCATCGGACGCCACGCCGCAGGGCATCGGCGCGGCTGCACCTGGCATCTCGACCGACTACGCCCGAGCCGACCACGTGCACGCGGGCACCGTCACGGCGCTCACCGACCGCTACACCGAGCTTGCAGCGCAGACCTTCAGCGAGTTCGCGCACGCGTCAGCCATCGCGGCATCTCCGACGCGCGACATTCAGACGGCCATCGACGCCACGCCGGTTGGGCCTGCGTGTCAGGTCATCGTCGGGCCCGGCTCCTACTCTGGTGCCACGGTCACCATCCCGACCGGCCGCAACAACATCGCCATCATCGGCCCCACGGCCGGCGACTTTGGCGGGACTGTGGTCAGCCTGAGCGCTGGTCGAGCACTCACCATCGGCAACAACGCCGTGCGCGTGCGCGTCGCCAACATTCAGATCGAGGGCTTGACCACCATCTCGACGACGGGCGCGGGCGTGCATCGCATCGAGCGCTGTCAGCTCGTCGGTGGTCTGTCGGTGGGCGCCATCTCGGCGACCATCTATGTGGTCGGCTGTGAGGTCGGCGCGGTTACGATTAACGCGGGCTTCACCGGCTTGGTCCTGTTTGACCGCTGCCTGTTCACCAGCACCTACACGAACAGCACACTCCCGACGCGCGTGGCCATGTCCGACTCTGCGGGCTTGGCGAGCGCGCCGACGACCAGCGCAATCCTCAATGGCCGGTTCCAGCTCGCCTCGGGCGCGACGCAGTACTACGCGGACGGGACGCTGCTCCTCAAGGCGCCTTTGACGGCCATCAACGGGCTAACCCCCGCAGCGGACCGCATCGCCTACTACACGTCGGCGAGCGCGGGTGCGCTGACGACGCTCACGTCCTACGCGCGGACGCTCCTCGACGACGCGGACGCGGCGACGGCTCGCACGACGCTGGGCGCTCAAGCCTCGGACGCCACGCTGACGGCCCTCGCGGGCCTGACGACGGCGGCCAACAAGCTGCCGTACTTCACGGGCGTCGACACGGCGACCGTGACGGACATCACCACGGCAGGCCGTGAGATTCTGTCGACCGCATCGAGCGGGACCAGTGGGCAGGTGCTGACCAGCTCGGGCGGCGGCGCTCCCACCTGGACGACGGTGAGTGGCTCGGGCTCCGGCTACGCGGCCGACTCTTGGGACGACTCGTTCTCTGACCCGAGCGGGGCTGTGCCCACTGGCTGGACGGCTGAGACGTCGCCCGTCATCACCTACCCGGTGGTCGGCAGCGGTACGGCCATCCAGCTCGCGAGCACGACGAACCCGGCCCGACTCACCAAGACCTACGCCGAGTTCGGCACGAATACGGTCTGGGAGGCCCGAGTTGAGATGCGCGCGTCGCAGGTCGGCACGGCCAACGAGAGCGCGTTCGTCATCCGCGATGGCACCAAGCGCATCAGCATCTATCCCTCGACGTCTGGCCTCGTCCTTGAGGCGGGGCTGATGGAGTTGCTGATGCCGCACGCGGTCAACGACTGGTGCATCTGGACCATCCGACGCAGCGGCACGCGGGTCTACTTCTGGAGCGGTCCGCGCATGCTGTACGCGTACAGCTACGCGAGCCTGCAGGCTGACGCGACGCTGGCTGGCAGCGTCCGGCTTGGCACGTCGACCAGTGCGACGCGCACGACGCAGATTCGCGGGTGGTGGGTCAAGTTCGGCTCGGTGAACGATGCCCCGCCTGACTACACGTTCCGCACGACCTACTTCGGGAGGCCCTGATGCTCTACCTCGTCATCGCCATCATCGACGGCGCGCAGTACATCCGGCTCTTTGCTGGGTGGTCCATCGAGGACGTCGACGCGCGCGCGCGCTACTTCTGGCGCGACAGCAACATCACATCTGTCGAGGTTCATCCGACCCTCGACGTCACTCTGCCGGACGCAGCACCATGACCTCTCGCCTCTCTTTCGCGGCTCTCCTCTGCGGCGCGTGCTCTGGCGCGCATCTGCCTCCCGTCCCGGCTCCCTCGTCGGTCCCGTCGTCGAGCTCCGGCATGCGTCCATGGGAGTGCGTCACCCCGGTCGGCTCCATCTCGGTCGAGCTGCCCGAGGCGCACGGCCTGCCGCTCGTCGGCATCTCGGCGACCGTCCTCGTGGCTGGCGCTCGGGTGACCACGAGCTGCGAGCGCAAGGACGCGCCCGCGCCTGCGTCGGCTCCTGCGTCGGCTCCTGCGACGGGTGCGGCTCCCGACGCCGAGGTTGGCAAGCTCGCTGCGCCTGAGTCGACGCCGTGAAGGCGGTAAGCATGCGAGGGTATCGCACGCTGATTGCCGGCGTGGTCGGCATCGTCGCCATCACCGTGCTCGCGCTGCATGGCGAGGGCTCGACGGACGGCGCCATCGCACAGATTGCCGGCATCATCGGCGTCCTCGCTGGGCGGTCGATGGCCGAGCGTGAGCAGCCCGAGCACAAGCCCCCGCCTGCAGCGCCCCCGGCTGCGTGATGCGGGCGGCGTTCCTGCTCCTGATGCTCGGCGCGTGCTCGCGTCAGGTGCACCCCGAGGACGACCCGCGCGTGAGCCCAATGGAGCGAGCAGTCGCCGTGGGCCTTGTCGCCCTCTCAACGGGCATCGCGACCACGGCCAGCCAGTGCCCCACGACAAGCGCGGACGAGTGCCGCGACCTGTCCTGGCGTGCTGGCTCGGTCGTGCTCGGCGTAACGCTGGCGACCTCGGCGCAGGCGTGGCTGCAGGCGCAGGACGACGAGGTCCAAGCGGCTGCTAAGCGCAAGCGCAGCGAGGCGGCTAAGGCTGCGGCCGAGGCCAGGGCCAAGAAGAAGGTCGACACGCCGACCAGCAAGGACACAGACACCGAGGGTGAGTGATGGAAGTCGGCACGGCCATCTCGCTGGGCGCCCTCGCCATCACTCTCGGCGGCACGCTGTGGCGGGTGGCTGCGTCAGCAGCTGCTACGCGCTCGCACGTTGAGCGCCTGCAGGCCGACGTCACGACGCTGCAGGCCAAGGTCGTCGCGCTCGACGAGTCGAAGGTGAGCGCGAAGGTTCTCACGGAGAGGTTGGTCGGACAGAAGCGGGATATACTCCAAAAGGTTGAGATATCCCGGCTATCTGGAAAACCTCTACTCGACGACGGAGACGCCTGATGCACGTACTCGTGTATGGCGAGACGCACGACATGCGGAGCCTGCTGCGGCAGGCAGCCGCGACGCTTTCACCGACCATCATCACGGTTCACAGCCTCGTCATCGACGCGCTGCGCCAGCTTGAAGAGATGCCCCCGCCCGACCTCGTGCTCGTGGCCGAGGACATCGGCGAGAGCGAGAGCCCAGACGGCCCCGAGCAGATGCACCACGACCACGTGCTGATGGCTGCTAGACGGCGCGGCGTCTCTGCTGTCATGCTGGGTAGGTGGCAGCAGAGCGGGGCGGTCTACGGCGCGCCTGTGGTGCCCGAGCTGGGACCGCTGTGGCGCGAGCACACGCTGCGGCGTCTGCAGGTCACGATGCGAGAGGCTTTGCTAGGGGTGGCGTGATGGCGAAGAAGCCAGCAAAGGAACAAGCAAAGGCCGCCGAGGCCAAGCAGCCGGTCGAGTACGGCCCCAAGCGGGAAGTCATCGACCGTCTCTGTGAGGCTTACGCGCGGCTCGGCGTCGCGTCCTACGCCTGCGCCGAGGTCGGCGTGCCCTACTCGACGCTCGCGAACTGGCTGAGCTTGGCCAAGCGTGGGCACAACTACGCCATCCTCGCTCAGCGGTGGGAGGAAGCGAAGATTCGCGCGCGCGCTCGACTGGCCCAGCACGTCATCGACAGGTCGGCCGAGGACTGGAAGGCGGCCGCGTGGCTGCTCGAGCGACTCGACCCGCAGACGTGGCCGCAGAAGCCCGAGGTAGTCGTCACGACCCACGTGCATCAGGGCGCAGAGGTCGCGCCCCTGCTGGCCAAGTTGGTTCCCACCGACAAGCGCATCGGCAACGCATGAGCGCTCTGCTCCGGTGGATGGGCGGGCTTGGTGAGACGCGCTTCGGCTGGCATCCCGGACATCCCTGCGAAATGCCTGACTGCTCCGAGCACGCGCGGTACATCTGCGACCACGACGACGCCCAAGGCCGCTGCGGACTAGAGGTCTGCGGCGCTCACGTGGTCGAGCAGCTCAAGGGCTGCAGCGCCCACCACCTCTGCGTGCACCATGCCCCGCATCAGCGAGCTTGACCCGCTCCCATGGCAGACCGAGTTCTTGCGGGCGGGCCTCTCCGGTGACTGGCCGAGCGATGCGGCTGCGGTGCGCGGGGGTCTGGGTAGCGGGAAGAGCCTCGCCCTATGCGCGCTCGCAATCCTCATCTGCGAGACGCGGCCGGGTGCGCTGGTGGTCGTTGGCATGGACACATTCCGACGACTGCGAGACGTGCATCTGCCCCATCTGCACGGGCTTCTGGCCGGGTCTGCGGTGACCTTTGCGGCCAGCGAGCAGGCGTTCGTCTGGAGCAACGGCTCGCGGTTGTTGCTGGCCCACCTCGACACGCCAGCCAACAGCGGCCCCGGTTCGAGCCCCATCGAGGGCCTCAACGCCCACGCCGTGCTGGTCGACGAGTGCCAGGTGCTGCGCCCTGACGTGCTCGACGTGGCGCGGTCGCGTGCTCGCGTGCCTGTTGCCGACATGTCCGGCCGTGTCCATCGTCCGGTCGTCGTCACCTGCGGAATCCCGGTCGAGCCTGCGTGGTGGGTGGAGCGGACGCGGGAGATCGGGGGCGAGGCGTACCTGCCGCAGAGCGCAGAGAACGCGCAACACCTCGGGGCGGGCTGGTTGGAGCGCATGCGCGAGACGTTGCCAGAGCGCGACTATGCGGCCCTCGTCGAGAACCGCCCGCTTCCACCTGTGGGCTCGGTCTTCCACGCGTGGGCGCCCGAGAAGTGCGTAGCAGAGGTGGCGGTCGACTACGGCCAGCACCGCGTGATGCTCGCGATGGACTTCGGCCTGCGCCATCCGTGCGCGCTCCTGCTCGTCGAGTTGGCCAAGGGACGGTGGCACATCACGCGGGAGTGGGCACCCGACGACGAGACGCTGCCCGACTTCCTGACGCGCCTCGCGGTCGAGCTCGTGCCGCGTCGACTGTGGCAGCAGGGCAGCCAGCGCATCCCCATCGACAGCATCGTGGCCGACCCTGCAGGCGCAGCGCGCTCGGCGCAGACGGGCATCGCAGACCTCGACCTCGTGGCGCTCGCACCACCTCGCGGGCTCGGCATCCTGCCCCGCGTCGAGCGCGACCCCGAGCGGCGCGACATTGTGTCGGGCTGTACTCGCGTAAACCTCGCGCTCGAGCGGGGCGCGCTGACGGTTGAGCGGGCGATGTACGAGGCAGGGCTGCGAGCGCCTGCGACCAAGCGCACGCTGGCCCGAGCGATGACCGGCTATCGGTGGGATGAGAGGCAGCCAGGGCGACCGAGCAAGGACGGCACGCACGACCACCACGCCGACACGCTGCGGTACGCGGTGCGCGAGGTGCTGTGGTACCTGCCCGACGAGTCGAGGCGCGAGCCGCCCAAGCCCGAGCAGCCGAGGCGTCACGTTCAGCACGACCCGATGGACATGCGTTGACAGGCGCGTGCCGGGTGCTAAGTTGTGCACGGGGGCGCTGTTGAATCCTTCTGGGGTCCTCCAGCCCGGTGAGTCAAGACGTGCGGGTGCGTGGCATGGTGTCACGTGGCGCACGGTCATCGGTGCCCAGCCCCCAAGCTTCTGTGCATCCACCGTCAGGGCCAAGGCCCGCGAAGACCTGCCCGGCCATCGGTAGACGGCTCCCGCAGGACGCCTTGAGCCCGGCAACGTGCGTGCCCTGACGGTGGTGTGCGTTTTCTGCCGCGATGTGCTAGGGTGCCCGGCATGGCACTCTCCGTACAGGTCGGCAGCTACACGGCCCCCGAGGCCGTAGATGGTCGCGGTGTCGGCACGCAGAGCCTGCCGGTCAACGACGGTGAGCAGAACCTCAAGCTGGTGCAGCTCGCCCCGCGCATCGCGGCGTACAGGCTCGCGATGCGGTCGGCCCCCTGCGCAGTCGGCGCTCAAGCACTGCTGGGGCTGGCGACGCAGGCCACGTGGGACGTATCAGCCGCGCCCGACTCGCCCGCCTCCGAGGCTGCGGCAGAGGTCGTGCGGCGCACGCTGGGCCTCGGTGGCTACTCGGCCCCGGTTATCGAGTGGGACGGTCGCGTGGTGGCCCTGCCGTCGTGGGAATCCCGCATGCGGCAGCTGCTCACCGGCGCGCTCTACGGCTTCGCGCTCGCTGAAATGGTGGCCTATCCCTATCAGGGCACCACGTACATCGACCTCGAACCGCGCGACCAGTCGTCGGTGCGGCAGTGGGTCTACGAGGGCCGGCGCATCGTGGCCGTTGACCAGTGGATGCGTGAGCCCTACGGCCTTTCCATGGTCGGCTCGGTGCGTATCCCCTACGAGCGTCTGGTTCACCTCGTGTGGCCGTCGACCGCCGAGGGCGTCGAGGGTGTCGGCCTGCTTCGGCAGGTCGAGCCGCTGGCCTCCGACTACCGACGCGCGACCAACCTGCGCAACGTGTTGGTGCAGCGGTACGCGGTGCCCGTGCCCACGGTCACCATCGACGAGGACGCGCTCGCTCGCGTTCGTGGCTCGTCACCATCGCAACAAGAGTACGAGGCCGCGCGCGACGAGCTGCTGCGCGTGCTGCGTCGGTACACCTCGCATGAAGAGAGCGCGCTGGTCCTGCCAAGCTGGGCCAAGCTGAGCGTCGAGTCGACCTCTGCGGCCGGTGGCGCCTACCCGATGAACTCGGTCATCGGCGACATCGAGAGGGAAATCCTCCAAGCCTTCTACGTGCAGTTCCTCGCCATGGGGTCGAACGGCTCCAGCGGCGCATACGCCACGGCGCAGGTGCACGCAGAGCTGGCCGCGCAGATGGCGGGCGACCTCTGCCAATGGCTGGCCGAGGGGCTGTCGAGCTACATCCGCACCATCGTCACGGCGAACATCGGGCCCATGCCGCTCGACCAGCTGCCTCGCCTCACTTACTCGGGCATCCGCTCGTCGCTGTGGGTCGAGAAGGTCGGCGACGTCACGGCCCTGCTCGCGGCTGGCGTGCTCACGCCGACCGCCGAAGACGAGCGCGCCATCCGTGCCGCGCTCGAGCTGCCTGCACCCACGCGAGCGGCAGAGGTACGCAGCGAGCGTGAGCGACTCGGGCGCACGGTACGACCCGCGCAGCCTGCACAAACCGTCATCCCCGGAGGCATCTGATGCCGCTGCTCACAGAGGAAGAACTGACGCCCCCGGTCGCAGCTCAAGAAGCCGCGCTGCTCGGCGTGACGCTGCACGAGGCGGGTAAGTCGGGCGACGGCATCAAGCCCGAGACGATTCGGCGCGCCAACAGCATCGCCAACGGTGAGCCGCAGTCCGAGCAGTGGGTGACCTCTGAGGCGCCTGCTTGGTTTGCGCGCCATGAGGGCGACTGGGAAGAGGGCGTCGACGACGTGCCCGGCTCCGAGTCCCCCGGCTATGTGGCGTTTCTCCTGTGGGGCGGTGAGCCTGCAGCCGAGTGGACCGAGGAGATGCAACAGCTCTACCTCGTCCGACGTGCCAAGGAGCAGGGTGGGCCGGTGACCGGCGCGTCTGCGATGGCCATCGACCCCGCTCACATGCAGGCGCTCGTCAAGGGCGCGCCCAAGCTGCCGGTGCCCGGTGCGCTCAACGTGGTCCACGTCGAGGGCCCGCTTTACCCGATGGACTACCTCGGGGCGCGGCTCGAGATGAAGCGGGCGCAGCTCCAGGGCGAGAAGGTCGTCGTGCTTCACGTCGACTCTCCGGGTGGCTACGTGGCCGGTGTCCGCGAGACACGGCGCGCCATCGCGCGCGCTCAAGAAGCGGGCATCTACGTCGTGGCCTACGTCTCTGGCATGGCTGCCTCGGCTGCGCTCTGGCTGGCTTCAGCGGCTGACGAGATCGTGCTGTCGCCTCTCGCGCAGGCGGGCAGCGTGGGCGTGGTCGTTACGCTCGCACGTGACAGCGAGGACGGCGACACCATCGAGGTCGTCAGTTCGCAGACGCCCCGCAAGCGTGGCAGCACGAACGACAGCGACTACATGAGCGCGCTTCAAGGCCGCGTCGACAAGCTCGCGACCGTGATGCTCGGTGAGATTGCGGCCGACCGTGGCGTCAGCGTCGAGCAGCTCGGTGACGGCTCGGTCTACGGTGCAGAGGACGCGGTTGCGCGTGGCCTCGCTGACCGCATCGCCACGGAGAGCGACGACTGGATGTTCCTCGGGGGCAACATGCCCCTCGACTACCCGCGCAGAGTCCGAACCGCCTCGGCTCCTGCGTCTACTCTTGGCGGAGACATGGAGGCGCTCGACATGAGCGAGCAGAACAAGGCGGCCGAGGCCGTCGAAACCGCGGCGCTCGCGCAGGTCGAGCAGCTGCAGGCCGAGCTGAACGCCGTGCGCGTGCAGCTTGAAGAGGCGGCCACGGCTGCGGCGACGGCTACGGCCGAGCTGCAGAAGCGCGACGCTGAGAAGATGGTCGACACGTTCGTCCATCAGGGCCGCGTCCCGCAGGCCAAGCGCGGTGAGTGGGTGGAGCGTGCGTGCCGCATGGGCATCGACGAGGTCGCGGGCATGCTCGCTGACCTGTCGCCCATCGTCGCGGTCGCTGCCCCTGTTGGGCACGGTGGCGCTGCCGCCGATGCCGTGAGCGATGACCCCCGCTCTGCCGATGTCCGGCGGGCGAATGACATGCTGGCGCGGTTCCGCGCTGGCCGAGGAGCGTGACATGGCTAGCGTGAATGGTCTGCAGTCAATCAAGAGCTACCGCCTCACGGGAACCGTGACGCGCGGTCGCATCGTCAAGGCCGACGGCGTCAGCGGTGGCATCGCCGCTGCGGCTCAGGCGACGGGCGCGGGTGAGTACCTGCTCGGCGTGGCTCTCACGAGCGGCGTCGCGGGTGACATCATCGACGTGCAGCTGCTCGGCAACTGCCCCTTCTCGGTGGCCGCTGCGGTCATCGACCCGGGCAAGTTCGTCACGGCTGACGCGAACGGCAAGCTCGTCGCGGCCGCCTCGGGTGACCGCATCGTGGGCATCATCCTCAGCGGCGCGACCGACACCGGCGCGACGGCTGACGGCGTCGTCTGCGAACTCAACCTCCAACACTCCATCTTCCCCTGAGGTAAGCAGTCATGAGCAGCGCAACCCAGTCCCAGCTCGCCCCGGTTAGCCCGATCCTCTCGGGCGCGGCCATCGGCGCGGCGCAGTCCCTCCAGGGCTTGGTCTTCCCGGCCCTGCCCATTCAGCCCGTCGTTCCGACCGCGAGCAAGGGCACCATCTTCGTCGAGAACAGCTCGGGCTACATGGGCAGCCCGCAGGTCGTCGCGACGGCCCTCGGCGCGGACTACCCCCGCCGGTCGCTCGGCGCTCCGACCACCGTGTCGTACAGCTGTGAGGAGTACAAGCTGGCCAGCGACGTGGTCCCGCAGAAGCTCAGCGAGCGGTCGCAGTTCCCCACGCCCCTCACGGAGCGTGAGGCTTCGGCCATCGGCCGCAAGCTCGCCCTCGACATGGAGGCCCGCACCGCGGCGCTGTTCTTCTCGACGGCGAACTGGCCCGACTCGACGCTCGGCGCTGTCACCGGCGCGGGCTCGCAGTGGGACACCATCGTCACGGCGACCCCGATGCAGGACCTCGCGGTCCTCAAGAGCATCGTGCGCGCGCAGGCTTACGGCCGCGATGCCGACACGGTCATCATGGGCCGTGAGGTTGCGGACGCCTTCCAGCGCAGCATGGCCGCCTCGGGCATCCGTCTCGTGACCTCGGGCGCGGCCGCTGCGGCTCGTCAGGTCGCGAACGACCAGTACCTCAAGGACCTCGTCGCGGGTGAGCTGGGCCTCAAGCTGCTCATCGGCGGCGCTCGTCGTCAGTCCTCGGCCGATGCCACGACCTTCGCCAGCTCTTACCTCTGGGGCAAGTCGCTGTGGATGGGCTGCCTTGAGGGCGCCGACACCATCGCGAACGCCTCGGGCGACATCATGTCGCGCGCGGTCGCGGCCCTGCTGCTCGTCGAGGACGGCCTCTCAGGCCAGGGCATCAGCATGGACGGCATCGCGCTGCCCATCTCGGTGCGCGAGTACCTGACGGCGCCCCCGCAGGCGGTCGGCTCCATCGTGGCCGGTGAGGTCTACAGCGACGAGGTCGTCTGCGACGCGAACCTCGGCTACCTCGTGACGGCGGTCGTCAGCTGATGAGCGCACGCGTCAAGCTGCTGCGGCCTATCCCCAAGATGGGCATCTACAACGCACCCGTGGAGGTCGACTTCACGCGTGAGCAGTGGCTGGCCGCGTCGTCGCTTCTCGGTGCTGATGCTGTGCTGCTCGACTACCGCAGCCCTCCCGAGGTCGAAGCCGTCATTGACGCGCTGATGACCGACGGTGCGGCTCAGGCAGTCGAGCAGCCAGCGCCCATCAAGGTTACGCGGAAGAAGCGGTAACCTGTGGCGCTGCCGGCCGATGTCCGTGCAGCCCTGCGACGCCGCGACGCCGACCTGACGCGCCTCGGTGACCGCATCGGGGCCGAGCTCGTGGGCCTGCGCGACACTCTTCGCGACCGGCTCATCGAGCTTGCCGAGGTGTCGGGCGGTGGCGACTGGCGCACGGGCCTGCTCGCGGTGCAGCTCGACCAGGTGGCCGCGGCTGTTGCCGAGGAAACCGGCGAGATTCAAGACCAATGGCTCGACGGGCTCGACGACATCGAGCGCGCGACGCCCGACTATCTACGCAGCGTGGGGCTCGACCCAGACAACGTCATCGACGTTGAAGCCCTCGCGGCCGTCATCGACGCAGCTCGGCGCGACGCCATCGACGCGTTCCGCACGGCGAACCTCACGACCGCGACCGACTTGGTCCCGCTCATGCGCGAGGGCTACCGCCTTGAGAGCCTCACCGAGCTTACGACGCGACTCAGCGAGCGTCTGCAGGTGTCTCTCGGACAAGCAGCCACAGAGGCCCGCACGCAGACGGCGGTCTACGCGCGCGCCATCAGCAACGCCTACGCGGACGAGAGCGGCGTGCCCATCGGCTTCGCGTATGGCGGCCCAGACGATGGCCTCACGCGCCCGTTCTGCGAGGCGTGCGTGGGCTTCTGGTTCGACCCCGAGCTGGTGCGTGGCCTCGACAACGGGCAGAACGGCCTGCCTCACCCGCTTGAGTCGGGCGGCGGGTACAACTGCCGCCACTCATGGCTTGCTGTGCCCCTCGCGACGGCGCTCAGGTGGGGCTACAAGGAAGCCGACGCATCGACGGTGCGGACGGCCAACAACGCGGCCACCGGATGACGTAGCGGCCGCGGTGTGCTAGTGTGCGCCCATGCCCGCACGCAAGCTCTTGACCGGATTGTCGCACGTGTTCCGTTGGAGCAACGCTGACGGCTTGCTCGCCTCCAACCCCACGCTGACCGTTGACTGGCCAGCGGGCCCGCAGGCGTACAGCCTGACGCTGTCGAGGCAGTTCGATGTCGTGACGGCCATCAGCGCAGACAGGCGCACGCTCACTGCCACGTGGGGCGGCAGTGGCTCGCCTCAGATGGCCATCAGCGGCGACCAGCCTGCACCTGTGGTGCTGCAGAGCATCGGCCTCGTCGGCGCTGCGCTGCGCGTCGTGCGAGTCGTCACCGACGACGGCACTGAGGGCACGCTCGAGCTAGCCGAGCCTGTGCCGCATCCGGTGACGATGGGGCAGGCAAACCTGCACTGGCTGCAGCGTCAGTGCATCATCCCGAGCATCGACCAGCCCGCGACGCCTACGCGCAACATCCGGTGGACAATCGACTACGAGGCCCTCGACAGCTTCAGCATCGAGCCGCTGCAGTACGTGCGCGACCGTGACGTGCTGCACGTCGTGGCGATGGAGTTCGCCACGGGGTTGAGCGACGGCGACCTCCTCGGCTACGTGCCCGACCTTCGGGCGCGTCCGCAGGGCCAAGGCACGTGGAAGCTCCAGCGCGACGCCGCGCTCGACGAGCTGGTCGGCCTCATCAAGCGACGCATCGCCCCGCGCCACGAGGACGTGCTGCCCGGTCGTCAGTTCGCCCGCACGCATGCGTACCTCGCAGCGGCCGTCATCCTCGACGGCACGAGCGTCGGTGGGCAGGACCGCACGGCGCTTGCCACGTACTACCGTGAGCGCGCTGTCGCGGAGCTCGACAACCAGCTCTCACTCATCGACTGGCAAGACCTGAACCTCAACGGCGAGGTCGAACCCGCCGAGGTCGACGTGGCTGCGTCGCAGCAGCTCGCGCGGCAGGTGGGCTCGACGCTCACCGAACCGGCCGTCGTCCTCTTCGCCACCGACCACGCGCCCTACCCGCTCGAGCGCGCGCGAGTGACGGACCAGCGATGAGCATCGAGGCTACCCACGACTTCGGCGCGACTTGGCCCAGCTTTGTCTGGGACCTCAAGGCCATGCGTGACGTGGCCGAGGTACTGCGGACGTCGCTGGTGCAGCGCACGTTCTTCGAGGGGCTCGACGTCAACGACAATGGGCTCAAGTCGTACTCAACTAAGCCTGTCGTCATCTACAACAAGAGCGAGACGGCGCGCAGGTTGAAGCCCAAGGGCGGCACGCCGTGGAAGGGCCAGCGCGGACCGAACAAGGGGCGCGTCGTGGGCCGCTTCTACGAGGACGGGTACAAGCAGTACAAGGCCGAGAGCCGCAAGGGGCTGAACGAGCGCAGCGTCGAAGTAGACCTCATCCTCTCGGGCCAGCTCAGCCGCAGCATCGGCGTGCAGGCCATCAGCAAGACGGGCGTGACCATCACTCCTCGAGGAGCGGCCGTGGCCTACGCTGGCGCGACGCATCTCAAGCGCAACTGGTGGGGCATCAGCCCTCGCAACAACGCGGACCTCGTCGCAGCCCTGCCGGAAATCATCGGGGCCTGCATCAACCGCGCAGTGGCAGGTAAGCAGTGAGCCTCTACGGACTACTCGACGCCCTCAACGGTGCCATCCTCAGCATCGTCCCGACGACGGCCCCGCGCCTGCCCTTCTCGCTGGTCGACTTCGCGTCCGAGGGCGAGCTGTTGCAGGAGTCCGACCGTGTGCCGTCGCGTGCGCTGTACCTGCAGGAAGGCGCGCCCATCGACACGGGCCTCGTCAGCGGTGACCCCATCGACGAGGCGTCCTACTCGGTGCTCATCACGGTGCTCTACCGTGAGGCTGACTTCGCGGGGCAGGCGTACCGCGCAGCCGTCGAGGACGCCACGAGCATCATCAGCACCATCCGGCCGCAGTCGGTATGGGCATCCCAAGCCAATGACGTCGCGGTATACCCCGACACGCAGGTCGAGGACATCGGCGACACTGACAGAGTCACGGGGCGCGTGCTGCGCGTCCGAGCCACAGTGAGGGTGAGCGTATGAGCGCAGGACGTTTGGGCGGCCAGTCGGTCGCCATCGCAGTCGAGTCCACCTTCGGCAGCCCCGACCCCGCCGACCACGCTCTGGTCGACACCTCGGGCCTGACCTTCAACGCCATCAAGCCGACGCGGGCGTCCTCGAGCAACGAGGCCACCACGGCGACCATCCCGCTCTACTCCGAGCCGGCTGTGTCGACGTCGGGCGCGGGGCAGGTGCCCGAGCCCGAGGCGCCCTACTTGTCGAGCGGCGAGCCTGCTATTCGCGAGCTGGGCGACTTCGAGCTCGCGTTCAAGGGCGAGAGCACGCAGGGCATCGACTTCAACCTCACGCGCCTGCACGACCTCTTGGCCAGCTCGCTCGGTGTCGTGGCGAAGAGTGGCGGCTCGGCTGTCACCGTCACCACGGCGGTGAGCACGACGGTCTTCGAGGTGTCTGCGGGCGACATCGCGCTGTTGAATCCGGGCGACGTGGTCGCGTGGGTGTCGGCTGCGCGCCTCACCGAGTACGCGGTCGTTACCATCGTCAACGGCGGCACGAACCAAGCCACGGTGCGCCCTGCCTTCTCGACGGTTCCGGCCATCGGCGACACCGTCAAGATTTGCTCGGTGGCCTACCCCAAAATCGGCGCGCTCGGTGCGACGTCGCTCGCAGTGCGCTACCGTGACCGCGCCCGCGAGGTGATGAGCACCGGCTGCCGTGCGAACCAGATCGGGCTGGCCTTCGCGGGCGATGACCGTCGCACGCTTGAGATGAGCTTCACGCTCAATCCCGCCTTCAAGTCCGTCACGGCCTACGGTGCGGCGCTCGCTGCGCCTGCCAACATGGGCAACGGCGTCGCGCTCAAGCGGTGGGGGCAGGCCATCTACGCAGACGCCAACACGGGCGCGCGCAACGTGGCCACGCTGCGTGACATGTCGGCGACCATCACGGTGGGCCTCGACCCTGTCGGCTCGGCTACGACCAGCATCATCGGCGCGGCTGACCACGAGGTCACGAGCGCGCAGGTGTCGGTGAGCCTCACGTTCAGCGACTTCGTCCGCGCGACGCTGCGCGACATGATTCGCCTGGGCGAGACGAACACGTGGGTGTTCCCCATCGAGGGCGGCGAGCTCGCGGGCGCATGCCTCATCATCCCGGCAGGCTTCGTCTCCGAGCTGCCCGGCGACACCATCGAGGACGAGCGTTCGTTCTCGACGTGCACCATCCAAGCGGCGTCGAGCCCCTTCACGGGCACGTCGGGCACGCCGACTGCGGCGAATGGGGCCTACTTCCTGCTGGCCTTCTGCTCCTGATGGGCCTCGTCGTCCTCACGAACACGTCGGTTGCTGCTCGGTTCGTCCTCATCTGCGACCCGAGCATCCAAGCGGCGAACGAGGTCGAGACGCTGCGGCGGTACATCGAGACGCGCGACCCTGCGTGCCTCGTCATCCCTGACGATGCCACGTGGGTCGAGGCGCTGCCGATGGACCGGCGCGCGGTATGCGTGGCCGAGGCGCAGGCGCACATCAGCAAGGGCGCGGCCGCGTTCGTCTCGGCCGAGCGCGTGCTGCGTCGACACGAGGCCATCGTGCGCGCGTGCTGCGTGAGCCTAAGCGACCTGCCGCAGCTCGTGCGTGGGCCTGACGGCTACCCGGTCGAGCAGCTGTGGTCGCTTCTGCCGGACGCCGAGAGCGTCATCGTTGGCATCGCGGCGCACGTCGAGGCGGTGTCAACTCTGGGAAAAGCGCCCGCGCCGTCCTCGACTGGCTCGCGTGGGCCGGTGCCTGCAGTCGGCTCAACGCCCGACGCTACGAGTGCGGCGCATGTGCAGACGGCGACTGCAGCGGGCACGGTGACGAGTGGGCCAGCCGAGAGCAGCGGGACGGTGTGACGTGGCTGGCGGTCGACATGTACGACCGCGAGCGATGGAGCGTCACGTGTCCCGAGCACGAGTCTCGGCAGCTCTGGGTGCACTGCGTCATCGACGGCCTAGAGGCCGGGCGCGCAGGTATCCCGCTCGAGGTCGTCCTACCTGACGCATCGGCGGCAGTGGTCGAAGGTGTCCTGCATCTGACGCGGGCTCTACGCGAGGCCGAGAACGCCGAGCTTGAGGTGGCCCGCAGGAGGAAGTGAAGTGAGCGTCACAAGCCTAGCCATCGACGTCAAAATCCAAGGCGCTGAGGACGCAGCGGCCAAGCTCCAGAAGGTAGAACAGGCTGCGGACTCGGTCGGTAAGAAGGCGGGCGGCGCTACTGGCCTGTTCGCCAAGTTCGAGCAGGGTGTGCGCTCGCTGGACGATGCAGTCGACAAGGTCGAGAAGCCCATGCGGACGTTCTCGGGCGCGCTCGACTTGGCCAGCATCGCGCTCGGCGTCGGCCTTGCTGGGCCTCTCGGGCAAGTGGTCGGCCAACTCAAAGACCTGGTCGTCGGCATGTACGACGCCATCAACGTCACGGCCGACTACGAGACGAGCACCAAGAAGCTCGCAGAGGCCAAGTCAGAGCTGGCCAAGAAGGAGAAGGAGGCGTCAGACGCGGCGCAGGCTGGCATCAAGGCGCGGCAGGACTTCGTGCAGCAGACGCTCGCCACGTTCACGGCGAACGTCGAGGGTGCTGATGATGTCCTGTTCGAGCGCGTCAAGGGGCTGGCGAGCAGCGTCAAGGGCGCGCAGCTACAGCTGCAGGACCTGCTGCAGCGGTACTCAGAGAACGCCATCGGCACGGTCGAGTTCCGCAAGAACGCGGACCAACTCAACCAGACAATCGCATCACAGACATCGGTGCTTCGCTCACTCGGTGCAACTACCGACTCAGTGGCCAAGTCGACAGACGATGCGGCCAAGAGCAGCGAGAAGCGAGCAGCAGCGGTCAAGGCTGAGGTGTCGTCACTTGAAGGGCTCAAGAAGGCGCTGGAGGCCATCGACCCGCTGGTGCAACGAGCGGGCGCAGAGGCTCGCGCGTCTCGGCTCGCCCGAGGTGTCGAGGCTGGCACCGTCTCGGTGACTGACGGCATGTTCCCGACCGAGGCGCGGACGGCTCAGGACGTGCTGCGGACGGGGGCCGAGGACATCGCGGCAGAGTTCGACGCGATGGACAAGATGCGCGAGCAGGCCGAGGTCAAGAAGAAGGAAGCCGCGACCAAGACGCTCACGCCGCTTGAGAAGGAGCTCGACGGCATCACACAGTCGGCGATGAACCTTGAGTCGCTGGGCGTTGGCGCACTGCAGTCGTTCTCTCAGGCGGCAGGGCAGGCGCTCGCGTCGCTGGTCATCGACGGCGACAAGGCGGGCGTCTCGTTCAAGAAGCTCGCGGGCCAAGTCGCGGCGGGCCTCTCGGCGCAGGCGTTCGGTTACGCGGTGTTCTTGGGCGCGCTCGGCGTGGCTGCATCGCTCACAGGGCCTGTACTCGGGTACACCGCGCCTGGCCTCTTCCAAGGCGCGGCCGTCATGGCTGGCACCGGGCTCCTGCTCGCGGGCACTGCTCGCGCGCTGGGCGCTTCAACGGTGGGCAGCTCAAGCGGGGCAGCATCGGCGGCAGGCTCGGCGGGTGGTGCCCAAGACCGTGTGTCCTCATTCAGCGCGGGCGGCGGTGGCGCGCAGCCGATGCAGGTCACGGTCGTCCTCGGTGTGGACGAGGTGTCCAACGTCCTCGTGCGGCAGTCGCAGCGCGAGGCCCGCAGTGGTAGTCTCTCGACGTCTAGATTGGCGGTGGCGTGATGCCTGCGATTATCGTGGTGCCCGGCTCGGCCTTCTCTTCGCGCAGCATCCCGGCGCTGCTCGCACGGTGCGACGTCTACCAGTTCGCCACCGAGACGCTGTTTCAGCGTGGCGCAACGCTCGTGACGCTGCCCAGCACGGCGAACCTCTACGACGGCGGGCGATACCCCGACCTCGTGAGCTTCTTGAACGGCTACGGCTCGCAGCTCGGGCAGAGCATGACCGAGGCGCTAAACGCCGACTGGGTGTCTGGCGGTGGCGTGCCTGCCACGTGGGAGGTCGGCATCAACGCGAGCGACCGCATCTACGTGCGCGTGCTGACGTCGGAGATTGCCAGCTTCGACCTGCAGTGCAGCGCGGGCGGGCCGTGGGGCTTTGCCTCACCTGTCACGGCGTCGACCACTGACGGCCTGTACCAAGTGGTCACAGCGCCCGATGCGTGGGAGCGCGGC